AAAAGGGTCTCATCGTCGCAGATGAATTCGTTCCCCGTATGGTTGACTCCTATACATTTATCAATGTTAAGGGTGGTGCCCAAGAATGGACTGCTCTTCGCACGGCGCCGGAATTAGCACCGCTCTTGGCACGTTTTAAAACGTTCCTCGTGGCAAAGGATGAACTGTGATCTCTTCTAAGCTAGCACTTAGAGATGTGGACGGGGATAAAATCTTCGAATTAATCGAAGATTTTATCCTCGAATACAAGGGCTACGCCCTCACTTGTCCCAAGGGAATGCATACTGATGGGGCAAGTATCCCTCGTTTCTTTTGGCGCATAATCGGCTCTCCGCTTATGGGCAAATACAGACGGGCTTGTATTCCTCATGATGCAGGTTACAAGGGTGTGCTAGTTGTCAGGAATGCTGATGGCACACAGCTCACAGTTGGTAGGCTCTGGATTGATACTATGTTCCATCGGTTAATGTTGGAGCATGGTGTCCGTAGGTGGCGAGCACAACTGATGTACCGGGCTGTTAGATATTTCAGTCATACTTATAAAGGGTCGAAAGGCACCTCGGAGGGATAGATACCCCCGAGTCTAAACTGATGAGGGGCCTCGATCAGATGGCCCTAATAGGGCCTTCTCATCGCAGCCTTAACAGGAGTTATTATGAGTGAAGAAGAACTCAAAGGATTCTTAGCTGTGTGTAAAGAAAGACACGCCAATATTAATCTGTTATTCAAACTACTCTTCAGTGGTCTAGTGATTATACTAGGAGCCATGTGCAAATGGAGTATGGATGAGCACTCGGCGATCAGAAAAGATACCACCAGTGCAATGATTAAGATGGAGAAGCGGACAGAAAAGATCGAAGACAGTAATGTCGCCGTGCAACATCAACTGACAACGGTACAAACTACACTTGATATCATAGCTGAAAGCATTAACCGCTAATGCGCGCAATAGAACAACTATTTATGAATACTATCCTAGCTGGCATCTCACGTCAAGCTATTGATAGTTGCAGTAAATGGTCGGAGAAATACCGTGTGATGGGACCACCGTTTCCTGGTCCCTGGCGGAATACATATCATCCGTGGGTGAATGGTATGCTCGACTGTGAAGTCGAGACTATAGTGGGGCAAAAGGCGGCTCAGTGCACCTTCACAGAGGTGGCGCTAAACAAGGCACTCTATTATATTGATATGTTCCAGTATAGTGTGCTCTATGTGTTGCCGGCAGCGACACCACACGCTGCAAACTTTTCCAAATCTCGTTTTGATCCAGCACTAGAGCTGAGTCCACATTTAAGTGAGTTGTTCACTGATGTAAAGAATGTGCAGCATAAGAGAGCCGGCGCAGCGAACCTATTCATCCGCGGTAGCCGTTCTAAGACTGGTCTTAAATCAGATCCGTGTCCGGTTATGATCTTCGATGAAGTGGAGGAAATGGATGTAGATAAGCTGTTCCTGGCAATAGAACGTGCTTCAGGACAGCTCTTCAAACATTACTATTTTCTGAGTACACCAAGTCACGAAGACGTAGGCATCAATAAGCTATACAAGCCAACTGACCAGCGGCACTTTTGCTTTCCGTGCCCCTGGCACAGTGTGAACGGTAAGCCTGGTTTCATCGAATGGAATAGCCTGGATAACCTGGTTATAACAGCAGAGGATATCCATGACCCGGCCATTCACAATAGTTATTATATCTGCCCAACTTGCAAGCATACCATTGCCCACCAGGATAAACACCTACTCTTAGCAGACGGCATCTGGGTGCCACAGTTCGAGAACAGAAACAGCGCAGGCTTCCATATCAATCAGTTCTATACGCCAACAATCAATCCTGGTGAGATGGCGACAGCAGTAATTAATGCTGAGTCGGATTCTGCTGCGGAGCAAGAGCTATACAATAGTAAGATGGGAGTGCCACATACGGTCGCGGGTGGTCGTGTCGAGGAAACACACATCGTCAATTGTATAATTGATTACTCGATGCAATCACAGACAACTGGCAATAATCTTGTTACAATGGGGGTCGATGTTGGTAAGAAGCTCCACGTTGAAATTGATGAGTGGTTCCTAGACGGTGCTGGTGAGACAACTACGGCCGACCCCAATTCAATAGCTCGGCCAAGAATAGTTAATGCTTTTACAGTGGATGCATTCGAGGAATTGGACCATCTACTGAATCAGTATAACGTGCATTTTTGCGTTATTGATTATCTTCCCGAAACGAGGAAAACTCTTGAGTTCTGTAACAGGAATATCGAGAGAGTGCGAGCTTGCTTTTACGCAAGAGGAGTGTCAGCGCGGGAAATATCCCGTCCTGACTCAGATCCTCGTCTAATTCATGTTAATCGTACAGCTTGGATGGATCTTGCATTAGGGCGTTTCATGCAAACAAGGATCGGTGTACCTATGAATATACCGTCCTCGTACAAGATCCATGTAAGAACACCAATTCGACATTATGAACACGATACAGAGGGCAATATTCTCGGGCGGTGGCTAACTCCAGAAAGTAAAGCTGACCACCATGCTCACAGTCGTACATATGCTGAGATAGCATTTCGTTTAGCTTGTTCACTGGGCAAATCTCAGGATACATGGGAATAATATGGCTACTTCAATCAAAGACATAGTACATCCTGAGTATAAAGACAATATTGATTATTGGGCGGACTTTCGTCTGGTCCTAGAGGGTGGGCCCAAATACAGAGATAAGAAACTGTATAAGTTCAGTAATAGGGAGACGGATGACACCTATAATGAACGCAAGAAAATGACGCCCATCCCAGCGCACGGTAAGACGGCAATCTACGAGATCCGTAATGCTATCTTTCAACGTATGCGAAGTATTGAGCGAAAGAATGGTCCTGAAAACTATCAAGAGGCGATTAGTGGTGAGTTAGGTGGAGTGAATCTAAAAGGCTCCACGATGAATAATTTCATCGGTCTTAAGATCCTACTTGAGCTTCTCGGTATTGGGAAAGTGGGTGTATTTGTTGATAAGCCTACTGAACAAAGCCCTATACTAACTAGTAATATACACCCCTATTTGTACTATTATACAGCGGAACAAATACGTTCCTGGAAGATAGTAGATAACCAGCTAGTGTCACTCCTTCTTCAAGATACAATCTATCTTATGGATGAGTTAACTGGCTTGGTCACGGCGACTGAGAATATCTATAAGTTTCTCACACTTGAAGATGATGGTGTGCAGATGCAGGTATTTAATAAGAATAGTGAATTGACGGGGACTAGTCAAATTGCTCTTCAACGTATTCCCTTCGTGATCATGGAGCTATCAACTAGTTTGCTTGCTGATGTATCATCCTATCAGAATGCGCTACTCCAGCTTTCCTCAGCGGATATGTATTACGCAATCAAAGCCAACATACCGATGCTAGTTGAACAGTACAAACCGTCGGCAGCGGATTTCCTCCGTAATGCTAAGACTACTGATGTAGTTGATGAAGGACAGGCAGCCGATGCATTGATAGCGAAGCAACCGAGACGTGATACCGGAACATATGTTGGTCGGCGGTACCCTGATGGGGTGGATGCACCACAGTTTATCTCTCCATCAGTTGAGCCTCTGCAAGTGAGCATCGAGAAGCAAGAGGTGATGAAAAGAGAGATTCGCCAGCTTGTAAATCTGAATCTGACTAACATTGACCCCAAACGTGAGTCAGCCGAGAGTAAGAATTTCGATGAGCGTGGTAGGGATGAGTCACTATCCTATATTGCTCAAGAGTTAGAGGCTGGCGAACTAGGTATCCTTACTATCTGGTCTGAATATGAAGACCATAAAGGTAAACTCCTCATTCGTTACCCGGAGAAGTATAGTCTCAAGACGCCCAAGGAGACTATTGACGAAGTAACATCACTCTGTGAGCAGATTGAGAAGATACAGGTATTGTCAGTTAAGAAAAAGCTCCTGTATCGTGTTGTTTTGATCATCCTCGACACAGAACTAACTGAAGATGATAAGGTAAAGATAAAAGGGGAAATCGACGCGTTGACCGCCATTTCAGTAGACCCCAAACTCATAGGTGAGCATCTTGAAGCCGGTATACTTGGTAATGCTCTTGCTTCTCTTCTGGCTGGGTATCCTGCGGGTGAAGAGGAAAAAGCAAAAGCCGATCACGCGGAAAGGGCCGCTCGTATTCTCGCCGCCCAAGTTGCCTCGTCAGATGCCGCCCGTGGCGTTAAGGATACCAGTGAAGAAAATGACGCCAAAGACGAAAAACAAGCATCACAGAAGGTCGTCCAGGCGGGCAACATAGTGAATAAGACCAGGGGTGACGCATAATGGCTTATATTACTGCCGCTGAAGGCGATACATACTTTGCCAGCAAACTCTTTGCTGCAGCGTGGACTGAGTCTGAGGATGGTGACAGGACTAAAGCCATTGCAATGGCAACAGCCACCATTGATAGACTCAATTTCCGAGGCTTGCGAACAGCGACGACACAGGCGAATCAGTTTCCTCGGGATGATGATACGGCCGTCCCTCAAGATATTAAGGATGCCTGCGCTGAGTTAGCTATGGCATTTCTCGACGGAAGAGACCCTGAACAAGAGATGGAGGAAGCAAATATTAGATCACAGACATTTGCAGGAGTAAGTACCAGACAAACAGAGACGCCGATGATTGAACATATAATGGCGGGTATACCCAGCTACACAGCTTGGCAGCTATTACTACCATACCTGCACGATGTTCGGAACATTGAATTTGAAAGGGTAAACTGATGGAAGCTCGTACACGTAGACTACTGACTATATTTAATTGTCGTTATGACACCGCTGAGGGGGATACTGAAGGTGGTACCACTGAGGGGACGACTGAAGGGAAGGCTCCTGATACGTTCTCACAGGAACAACTGAATTCAGTTGTGGCGGAAGAGAAGCGGAAGGCTGATGCGAAATATGCAAATGTGATGAATGAACTCAAGCTATTACAGACGAAGAGCACTCTCAGTGAAGAGGAGAAGACTGCTCTGGACACTCGTATCACTACTCTTCAAAATGAGTCAAAAACAAAAGACGAACTTGCCAAAGAGCAAAAAGAAAAAGCCAGCAAACAGCATGCGAAGGAACTGAAGGCATCGACGGAAAAAGCGAGTACATTTGAAAAATTGTACAACTCCTCTATTATTCGGACCGAGATAATCAATGCCGCAGTTAAGCACAATGCTGTTAGTGCCGATCAGATTCAAGCTATGTTAGGATCTCAGCTACAAGTGGTACAGAAGGTGGGCGAGGACAATAAGCCAGTTAATGACTGGGGTGTTCGTGTAGCCTTCAACACTAAAGACAAAGACGGCGCTGAGGTGACTTTGGACCTATCTGTTGATGATACTATCGGCAGAATGGTCGAGGATGAGCGTTACAGGAACCTTTTCAAACAGAAGGGTACTGGTGGATTCGGTGGAACTAGTGTTCCTGGTCAGGGTGGCGGTAGTAATGTCCAAAGGGATTATACTAAAGCCGCTGTGAATGGGAATATGGCCGATTACATTAGGGCCCGAAATGAGGAACTCGGGATTAAAAATGAATAAGCATTTGGTAGTTTTTCTTTGCCGTTACGAGACGAATGATGTCGATGCGTCCATTCCTGAGGTATGGGCTGCTGAGACTCTCCGTATCCTTGAAGAGGAGCTGGTTGTCTATCCGTTGGTCAACAACGATTACAACAATCAAGTTGCCTCTTACGGGGATACGGTCAACATCTCTAAGCCAGCGCAGTTCACTGCGCGCCGAAAGGCAGTCACCTCGGATGTGACCACGCAGAATGCCACGCTGACTAACACCCAGGCGGTCTTGAATCAACAGTTGCACGTGTCGTTCCTGCTCAGGGATCGTCAGATGTCACTGTCCTTCCAGGACTTGGTCGCTATGTTCCTGGATCGCGCGGTTCGGTCCATGGCCCACCAGATCGACACGTCTATCCTGGCACAGCGTTATCAATTCATCAGCAATGGTGTTGGTAAGCTCGGTACGGCATTGGCTCGTACTTCTCTGATCGCTAATAACAAGAAGGCAGACGATCTGCTTTGGCCGAATGATGATCGTGTTGTGGTAGTCACGCCGGGTGCAGCGGCTGATATTCTCGACAATGATAATATCAGTCATGCTGATTCTCTCGGTGACAATAGTGCTGTTCGAAGAGCTTCTCTTGGGCAGCTCTGGAATATGCACTATGTGAAGTCCACCAACAACAAGACCATTGCTTACACTGGTGGGACGACCGCTGGTGCAATCAATGCCGGTAATCTGATCGTTGGGTCAACGTCGCTCACAGTTGATGGTTTCACCGGTTACCTTGATCCTGGTACGTGGTGCACGATTGCTGGGGATATGACGCCTCAGAAGATCACTGATACCACTGATACCAGTGGTGTGACTGTTGGCATCACAATTGCTCCGGGACTCAAGAGCGCTGTACTGGATGACGCTGTTGTGACGGTGTACGACAAGGGCCAGGTCAACTTGGCGGCTGGTTATGCCAGTGGTTGGGAAGAGGACATGGTCATTGACACCTTTACGGCAGCGCCTGCCGTTGGTCAGTTGATTAGTTCCGGTACTGCCAGTACCGGACCGATTTATGCGCAGATGAACGGTGGAAGTGCTACTCTCTTGCGCACTGACCGTCCGACTGATGCCATTCTGGCTGATGATGCCCTCCTGGGTATCGGCCCGGTTGGTGACTTCAGTTTTGCGTTCCATCGGGATGTGCTGACTTTCGTTAGTCGTCCCCTCGCGAAGGATCCGGATGCCAATATGGCCGTCTTGGACCATAACGGACTGGCTCTCCGTGTTGAGTTGAGTCGTGATTCCGTTGGACAAGGTAAGCGGGTAACCGTTGACCTTCTGTACGGGATTAAGGTCCTGGACACCAATCTCGGATTCCTGCTCTACAGCTAAAGGCCCGGCGGGTGGGGTAACTCCCACCCGCCTTACCTGATTATGGTTACATCACGAGCTAAACAGACTAGGAAGGTGCTCTACAGGCTGAAACGCCTATTAGGTGAACCTATCACTGTGCGTAATCGGGTAATTCACGATGTCGCTCTCGACACTGGGTTAGTAACTGAGAATTTCGTAGGATATCACGTTCGTCGAGCAATCGTATTGGATGTAAGCATTGGGCTTAAGTTCAGTTTTGATCTGGCCTACATTGCATCTGGTAAGAATTTTACCTACGGAGCTAATTACAGTGTTGGTGAGCGGAATTTGCTCATTGATGCCAAGGATGTGACAGGCGACTTGACCGTCACTTCTGAGGTCGTAATCAATGATAAGGTGTATCAGGTGAAATCTACACCTAACTACGTTGAGTCACTACTTTACGCAGTGACGATCTCACTACTAGGGAGTGAGGAATGAGCACCAAACGATACTGGGATAAATGGATAACTGCCTCAGTTTATAAGCACTTTAATGATAACATCACGACGGTGCCTATCTTCTTTACACACGTTTTCGCTGAGACAGCCAGTGCCCTAGGACACAGTATCGTCAGCAAGAAACAGGATGAAGCGGAACTGCTGGAAGTGAGAATGGATGGTCCATGGTTGTACGTAGAAGGAAAGACGGACTGGACGGCGCGAGTGGAATTGAATATCCTGGTTCAGCGCAACCTACGTGGCAGTAACATCTATCGTTTCAACGAATTACTTGGTCTGGTGACAGACAATATGACGAAAGTACCTGTATACAAATATGGTTCCGAGACAGCAGATGATGAAACATTCGTTGGCTGTTTAACCATATCTGGAACAGGGCGGAGAGGTAGCGGCATCGAAATCAATAAGTTTGGTCGTATTGACAAGACAATACCCTTGGTACAAGGGACTGTTGAAGCTCATTACGAGATCACGTTGGAGGAAACCTAATGTCTACGCGCGTAGATTTGAGAGATGCAACCCTGACGATTGGTGGCGTAACCGCCAAGATTGCTGATGGTACTCTTACCATCGAGCAAGCTCGGAATATCGAGTATGTACTCGATAGACGGCAGTTGGATGATGTGCGACAAGGGGACGATGTGCCCTTGACCGTGGATATGTCCATTCGTTGGCTGTACTCGAACGGTAGTTTGCGTACGGCAATTGATGGTAATGGTGGTGAGACCTCCTCGGACTCATCGCCTTGCCGACCGTATGCCTGCGATCTAGTCTTGGCCCTTGATCCTAGTTGTTCTAGCTTGGGTCAGAGTGTGGAGATCAGCGATTTCAGGTATGAAAACATCACTTTCGATGCGCCCAACGGAGTGATGCGAGTACGAGGTCGGGCGAATGTGACGACGCCAGTATTTGGTAGTGAGTAATGACCACCCTATTTTAGGGTGGTGTACATCCCCGCCCTCGTAATGAGGGCGGGGCCTTAACAGGAACCCAGCGGAAGGACGAATGATGAAATTCAAGGGCAAGGCAGTAACTAAAGCAGATCCGGTGATTGTGGTGATCCCTAAGGGTGATGATCACATCGTATTCACGTGTAAGCCAGTCGAGGACTATAAGCCGTTCGACGCGCTCTGCCCTGAACCGGTTGAACAAGTGTTTAAGCGACCAAACGGGGAGATTGTGGAAGGGGCTGATCCGAATTACGAGAAGGCAAATGGGGATTGGTTCCTTCGTAAGTTCAACTATATGTTCTATCAGTCTATTCAAGGTGACGGGATTGAATTCGAGACAGTTGACGCTAACAAACCAGACACTTGGGAGAATGCAGAACAGGAACTGCGTGATAATGGCTTCTCCTCGCTTGAAGTGAGTAAGCTCATCACAGCTTGTCAGACTGCGAACGGTCTGAATAATGATGCAATACAGGCGGCAACAGACTCTTTTTTAGCTTCTCGGCGGGAGGGGTCAAAGCTGAGCCCGTCATCCCAGACTACCGATCAACCCGCTACTGCATCTGGCGAGTCTGCGAAAGATGGGGAATGAGGCCTCCCGCGGTCAGTGAAGAATGGGCCAACATACCGGGTTTCGTTCAGGCTTCTTTAATAGCTTACGAGAATTTAAGGCAACTAGAAGATGCCAACGAGCGCAGCGCCCTTATTCAAGCTGGCCAACATTGATAAATTTGCTACTGGGCCGGCAACTGCCCAGCAGCAATTAGCAATCAAACGATTCTGGCGTTTGGCTATACGGGAATTCGTCCGTGTAGCCATTCGCCACGTTAACTGGCAAACTGGGATGACTAGAGGCTCATTTATACCATTAGCAACAGCCGTACAGGCTAAGACTGCTATACAAGGTGTTTTGTCAGGCACATCCTTATCTGGCAAACGTTACTGGCACATTGGTTCTCCTTTTCACAAACAGCCCCAAACAAGAACCCTAGGTGAGCGGGCAGGACAGGATGCTTATAATATAGGTTGGGGTTCACCAACTAAATTGCATCTCACCTTTGAGTTTAGGATTAGTACAATCCAGCATCAGGTGCACGAGAGTCTGTGGCAGAGTTTGGATGCTGGGATAGAGGCAATGGAAGCCTTCATTGACATGAATAGTCCTGCGGGATTAGATGATACATTTGGGAGCTTTTGGGTGTAAATATGCCAAACGAAAAAGAACTTAAATGGATCTTAGATTCCACACAGCCGCAGTTGTCGCTGGAGAATCTGGGGAAAGTATTTCGTACCTTCCAGGATAGTGGGGAAAAGGCCGCTGAAGCATTCATTAACTTTTCCCGTAAGGGGAATGTTACTACTGCAACCCTAAAAAAGATTGATGAGCAGGGTAGGACTACTACTAAAACTCTCCAAGCAATGGGCGATGGTTGGGTACAGGTTGCTGCTAAAACTGATAGAGCAGTTGAAGCCTTTCAGCGATTTAATACTGCACAAGAGGCGGCAAGGCAAGTTGGTACCCTTGGCACTTTGGCTGGACAAAGCAGTGATTCAATTGCGGCGACAATAAGTGCTCGTGAGCTAGTTGATCAAGCGGGAATCAAATACAGAAAATATAGGGCTCAGGCTGATGCGAATATAGCTGGTGTCCAAGAATTACAAACGGCTGAAATTAACGCAACGAAAGCAGAATTAGAAGCTGAGCGAATATCAACCAGACAAAAGTTAGACAATAGGCATAACTTACGGGAGCTGAATAGGTTAGGCCATAAAGAGGCTTTACAGCAGAATGAACAGCGAACACAAGCTAGTCAAATAGCAGCGCAACATGAGCGGGATAATACGAGGAATAATGCATCATTAGAACGTGCACAATTTGCAAAAACTCAACAAGAGATAAAGGCTGCTGATTTCCAGCGTTTTATAGCTCGTAAAAATGCTGCTGAAGTGGCCAGAGTAACTAAAAGCCGACAGGTAGCGGATGCTATAGCCGATCAGAAAAAAATTGAAGATCAATTGGATGAGAGTAAACGCCAAGCAGCAACAAATGCCAGGCAAGCTGCACTTAATCAAAATGTCCAACTTCGAAAAAATCGAAATCTACGGGTGCAAGCTAATAGAGAGGCAGCAGAAGGGATTAAACGCGTTCGTATTGAGCAAATGCGGGCCAATTCAATGGCTACTAAGTTCAGTCAGACTTGGTCTAATATTGGTAGGATAGTCAAGGTCTCCCTTATCCATCGAGCTATCTTTGCCTTAACCAGAGGGATAGCTGAGGGAGTTAAGGGTGCGGTGGAGCTACAGAAGCGTATTGCTGAGATAAGAACTATATCCCAGGGCCAGCCTATAATGGTGCCTGGTTGGATTGAGGGACTAAGGGCAATATCTGATACTAGTGGTCAGGATATAGGTGCAGTTACGGAAGGTGCGTATCAAGCTCTCAGTAACCAAATTACACAGGGTGTCGATACATTTGGATTTCTTCAAGAGGCAGCTAAATTCGCAAATGTGGCTGTTACTACAGTCGACCAATCAGTCAACCTACTTACTGCATCATTGAATGCTTTTGGGCGGACTTCTGGTTCTGCAGGAAAAACAGCGGCACAGTTGTTTAAGACAATTGAGTTGGGTCGGTTACGTGCTGATGATATGGCCAATTCTTTTGGGCGGATCGCTGTCCTTGCCAACCAACTAGGTATTGCTAATACTGAACTACTTGCCTCGATTAGTACACTTACTATCCAGGGTATGAAATACAACGAGGTAGCTACACAGTTACGCGGTTTGATGATTTCTCTTATTAAGCCCACCAAGGACATGCCTAAATTTTTGGCCAGTATGGGTGTTGAAACAGGTGAGGCAGCTATTGCAATTGATGGGCTTTGGGGTGTAATGTCTAAATTGCAGGATTTCACTAAAGGTAGTGCGAGCGAATTAGCTAAATTAGTACCGCGTATCCGTGGTATCACGGGTGCCGCTGGATTGAGTGGACGAGGATTGCGACAGTATCTTGAGAACTGGAAAGAGATTTCATCGGCCCAAGAGGACTATGGTAAGGCTGCTGAGATTATTTTGAATAATGTGGGTAAGCGTCTCGAAATTGGAGCAACTCAGCTCAAGAGTTTCTTTCGAGTAGATATTGCCAATGAGATGCTGATGACGCTAGATAAGCTACCTGGCGGTATTGACAAGGTAGTTGCTAGTTTGCAAGGACTGGTTCGTGTTACTGTGCGTGGATTAGTTCCAGGTATAGCGGCAGCTCTTATTGGTTTCAAAGGCTTGCAGGCTGCTTTTGTTGCGACTGGTCCAATTATATTATTGGGGCTGACGATTGATATGCTTTGGACCAAACTGCGTGAAGGCACGGAGATTATCAAAGCCCAGGCCAAATTCTGGCGTGAGTATTATGCCGCTCAATTAACTGCCACTAAAGAGTTTTCGGCCGCGATTTTGGAGGCTCATAAGGATAGAGTATCACAATTAACGTCCCAGGTAATCTCGGCTAGTGCTGAGCGAGTTAAGGCTCTCAGTGGACGGATATCTGAGAGTATTGCGGCTGAGAAAAAGATAACTAAGGCGGTAGTTCAGGAGTTTGACGTCCGTAAGAAGGCATTTGATCAGATGGAGGCTGCTCAACGGAATCTAATTAGTGGTAAACGACAATCATCAGATGCCTTTTTGGATGAAGCAAAGACTGCTCGTGGGGAGCGTATTGATATTCTTGTCGAAGGTCGTGGTGGCGGTCGTGGCTTTATGGGCCAACAACGGGGTTTCAAGCGGCAATTAACTTATCTTCAGAATGCTCAGAAACAGATAAAGGTAGGTTCTGATGCTTACTTTGACATACAACGACGTATCCGAGATATCCTGAAGCAGAGAGTGGATGCGGCAATTCAGTTTGCAAAGACAGATAAGAAGGGTAAGAGTAAGAGTGAGATTAGGGAGATTGAGAGAGCCGAGAGGTCGATCAACACCTTAATTAACCAAAGATTGCGCTTTCTGATTAGACTTGAGAAGCAATCTGTAGCAATGGCAAAGCAACGAGCAGCAGAGGCTAATGTTGAGGAAGCGCGTTTAATCCGATTTCAAGCTCTTCGGCAGGATTTCACTCTTGCCTTTAAGACAGTCAAGGGCGTGGATACTGAAAAGGCTGCTAAGGCTGGTGATGCAGGAACTCTTGCCCAGCAGACAGAGAACCTTAAACAGTTGATTAAAACACAGAAGGCACTTGGTCTAGATCCTAGTGTCACAGAGAATGCAGTACGCAGTCTCTTCAAAACAATGGAAAATCTATTTGTAAAAGAGGTTGAGTTAACAAAACAACAAACTGGTCTAAATCTAGAGAAGGATTTGAACGCAGCGGCGGAGGAAAGCGTTAGAAGAATGAATGAGGTCGCTACTACTGGAGCGCAACTGAGTTCTACTTTTGCGGGGATAACTGCTGATATATTGTTGGCTAAAAAGGAAGCATTTGGACGGGGGTTAGTGCTGCAGAAGGGGGCAAGGGCTGCCGATCGTCCACCTTATCGGCCTATTGTGGAAGAGGGTGATCAGGTACTAACCGCCGCGTTACGTGCCTTCAGAGAAGCTCTCGAAACAGGTGGACCACTTGAAAAGAGTCGACAAGCACTCCTCGAAGCCTCGCAGAATATGTTAAAAATAGCAGATCCGACATTCCTTCAAAGGATGGAGGGGTTACGGGGTCAATTAGAGAGAATGAATCGTATATTGGAACAGGACAAACCCTTCCAAATTCTTAAAGGTAAGAGCGCTGTTATCGATGCTGTTCAGACTCTAAGAGTAGCCCAGAAGGCAACTGAGAATATTGATGGATTGCAAAGTGTATCTGCTCGCATGATAGACAATGCCCAGATACGCTCAAAGGCTATTGAGAAGCTAACGACGCAATTGGGTGAGATGGTGCTACAAGCACAAGGTGGATCAGGTGGTGGGGATACTTACCAGATTGATAATATTACTATTCAGGGAAAAGGATCAGCGAAAAGTACCGCTGATGGGTTAGTTGATGAACTGCGGCAACGTAAATCAAGAGTGCGGCCGAGGACGGTAACACCATGAGCTTCCTAATAGCACAAGGCGCGAATGAGATGCTTCTTAGTGAACCCCAACTCATGAACAGGGATATGTTCACTAAGAAGCAGCGTACGATGTTTAATCGTAGTGGACAGAGTTTCGTCGGTGAGCGTGAGTGGGGCTCTAAGATCAAGTATAGTCTCTCTTTCAATCAGAAGCTACGGGATAGTGTGCTGACGATGGATGAGCTAGTTACGTTCTTCAACACAGTGCTCG